GTTCCAAGAACAATGTCACACATGGTTTAATCTCGCAAATTCAATAAAAGGAAGACCTTTTACCCCAGCCTTTTCAATACGGCGGAGAAAAACAAAGCCCATCCAGCGTAGCCATTTAATGTGAACCACATTTTTATGATACACCAGATTGTAAATTAGTGGAGCCTTTGAGTTAACATAGTCAACCCAAAACCGAGATCTTTTTAAGAACTCTATTTTACCTTCAAAAATCTTATCAGAACCAAGCATCCAGACCACAGCGGCAATACCGGGATCAACAACCTTGTAGCCAAAAATGGCTGCTGGGTCGTTCCCATTCCAAATGGTCATGCATTCGTCTGACAAGTTAAAACTGTGAACCAAACCTTCATACGGTCCTTGCCCACTAGCCGCAGCAATCTCTTCAACATCGTCTGCTCTTAGCGTTCTCGACAAAGGCTCAAGATCGGTAAACAAAGTTGGGCGGACATCAAACAGCACTAGGCTCGCACCGCACGGTCGTTGTAGAAGGCTTCAATTTCACAACTCAAGAACTTTGAGGGAAGCGGAGAATCGTTAATCAACTTAATTGTAGTGTTGTCGTTCTTTGAGTGAATTGGCACTCTAAAACTGCCGCTTGAAATATTAGTATTTCCAATCACCGCAGTACCTACGGTTTCTCCGGTAAACACATACTCATACGCGCTTTCATTCTTAATTCCGACTTGAGCCTTAAAGTAGGCTGAGTTAGAAAATTGAATGGTCATATAGCGCAGTTGATACCGACCAGCCAGCATAGCCGCCTGACCCTTTCCTACATTGGTTCGGAGATAGGGGGTGCTGAACTCGTACTCCATTGTATAGGGCGTTCCAATCCACATAGGAGCCGCGCTATAGTTTCCCTGCACATAGACAACGGCATCTGTGTTGGGGTTCGTGGGGGCGGTTCCTCCAAGGACAAGCGGCTGATATCCATCCACAGTTACCGCAACCGTCTTTCCAGCAGCATAGCGCATGGGGCGGGGCAGCGTAAAAGTAGTTCTGTTCAGGTTGACATCATAGGTTCCCTGCCCGCTAGCGTAATACTTCCGCTGATCCAAGTAGGTCAACCAAGTCTTGCCGCTAGTTGCGCTGTCGTTAACCCCAACACCCATGCGGATCTTTTCGAGAGTCTGGTGAGCCACAGGGGTTCCGCCAGCAGCGGAGAGGCCATTCCTCAAGAAGACCACATACAGGTCTGACTCAATGAACCCAGCCCAAATCGGCTTGGCATATGCGCTGGTGGAGGGATGCGAACTATTGAAGGTGAACCGGAACCATGCAGACTGAACCCGATCATTGCCCTGCATAAAGTAGCGGTATCCGTAGATATTCCCCTGAGAAACCACAATAGCGATGTTCTCGTGGGTCGTAGCCGCAATATGGCTGGGAGGGCCGGGGATATAGGTCGAAACATTGTCGGTCAGATCGTTGGCGTAATAGGCCCCATCCAGCGCAGGCTGTGGGATCAATTCGCGCAGACCAACAAAAGTTCCGTTGGTATAGGTGAAGAAAATAGAATTAGCCGAGGGCACAGGTTTAACAACGCTGACCTGACTCTCAAAGTCCGAACAGGGAAGCAGGGCCACAGACTTCGGACTAAGGACATCCCCACTACGAAGAATCAACTGATTCGTGGGGGTAAAGACAATTAGATCCCTGTTGAAAGGAATTGCAGCCAGCACCTTACCAACTCGGGGATTGGAAGAAGCCAAATCGATGGGGTCGGTATCCAGAAGATCTAGAGCCGTGTTTCTCCAGAAATTAAAGAACTCCGATGTTTCGGTGAAGACAATATTTTCTCCAGCCAGAATACCAAAACGACTCTGGTGGTAGACCATGTCAAGAATCTTCAGGCCGACAAAAGACGGCTCTGGATTCGTGTCCTCGTCGCCAACCACCCGCTCGCCCCATTTGTAGTCCGCATAGGAAGCACCAGCGGGAACATTGGTGGCCGGAGTAGTGCCATCCGCAGGCTTAAGCAGGAAAGAGCCATCACTCTGCCGGATAAGAATTAGGGGCATAGTCGTGGCGTTCAACTTGTACTTGATGCCCGGAGCAGCACACTCCTCCCAGACTCCGCGAGAAAATGCTCCATCGTTTGCTCGGAACTTGACCCAGTAATCATCCGTTCCGTCTTCAGTCGATCCAAGAACCTTCACCATCCAGTTGTGAACTGCCGTAGGAGGAAGGTCTTCAAACCGTGCAATTTCATCGCGGATAAGAATCAAACCATCGCCGCCATAGTCATCTTCCACATCGATAGAAAAAGATTGGTTTGTTTCGCTAGTAATATGAATTACGCTGTCGTTGCTTGAAGCAGTATAGTTTGCGTCAGCGTTAATATTTCCGCCTGAACCCGCGTTCTGATCAGTAGCCAACTGTCCAGCAACATGATCAGTACCAAAGTTTGAACTTGCTGGCTTATGCCAAACTGAAAGCGATGTTGCTCCAGTTTTCAGATTAATCGTTGATTTTCGTTCGGAGCCTGACTGCTTGACCCAAACCATTGCGGCCTTGGTGTAGTCAGCCGGAGTTTGGGTGGTCGTGGCATTATCCAAAGCAACAGTCGTGTTGGTATTGACGATAAAGGTCACATCGCCAATGGTCAGAGCCTTTCGCTGAGTACTTGAAGCCGCCCCACAACCAACAGCCCCAGCCGTCTTATCGTAAAAAGTCTTACGGACACCCGCAATATCATAGATATTGATGTCTGTGCCGTTTTGCTGAATGGTCAAAATATACCGCTCACCTTCATCACGCTCAATCATGTGCACGAATGGTGGCTGGGTAGGATCAATCTCAAGAGCAGTCGATGGCCCATTCAACATAGCAATATGCTCGGTTGGAGGCCGCTTCGTCAAACCTTCAACAGGACTTGGAATAGCGTTGTCGATGGCTTCGGCATCGTTGATACTACGAATTGCCGCAGGCTGTTGATTAACGCCACCAATAAGGTTTGGAATCGAAGTCGTAATCAGAGGCATCAGGTAACCCTATAAGACCCACGACGAAGGAAGGGACGGACCATATCGTTACTCTGGAAGATGGAGTAGTCTCCAACCTCGTTCTCGTACTCCTGAAGTTTAGTCAAAGCCGTGGCTTCGTCAACTGCCGTAAAGCCGTGCAGAGTAGTGGCTCCGACCAGACGATCTTGGAAGACCCGGGCAGCACGAACAGCAATGTATCGCTTGGCAACCTCAGGAAGATCCTCAAAGTCGAACAGAAGAACCTGCTGAACCTTGATCTGTTCCGAGAAAGAATACGAGTTGGTCTTTCGGTTATACAGTCGATTGCCACGAATAGCAATGTCGTAGGTGGCATCGTACATGGGATCCATATCCACACGGACCACATTATCCGCAATATAGATATACCCAGTACCGCTATCCGGTGTGAAGACAACATTGTCTTCCGTGTTGAACTGCCAGCCATAGGTCTGGACTTCTCGTGCAACCTCGTCCAGAAGATTCTGAGCCATCAAAGAGTCGGCCCTCTGTGCAGCCAGAGAGTTAACCGGAGGCTCTCCCACCACCGACAGCATGGTGTTGATCGCTTGAAGTTTAGTCGTTTTGGTAAGAGCCATAGGAACTCCTAAAGACAAAGAAAAGAGGGGGATGGAACCCAACTAGGGGAACCACCCCCCTCTTTAACTCAGGGGTGACTCTAGTTCAGTAAATTACTGAGCGTAGAGTTCGTAGCAGCACTCCTCGCGGAGGACATTGTGACCCATGGCGTACTTGGCAAGCATCAGCGTACCAAGTCGCTCCATGATGTAGTCAGTCTCCAGCGAGAGGTCCATCAACTTCACCGTACCAACGGCTTCACGGTGGAAGATGATGCCCTTGGTGGTGGTGTAGTTAAGACCCGAGTAACCATCGTTGGCCGTGCCAGTCACATCGTTCTTGACACCAGCCGCACCGTGCAGCGCATCCTGCGTCGAAGACTCGTTGGCGGTCGGGATGTGGTTGCTCTTCATAATGCGGATACCCGCAATGCGAACAATCTCACCCGCAGCCACGCTGCCCTCGCCCGCATAGTCGCGGTTGATGGCATCCGAATCGCTGTTGACGAGGGTGTAGTACACGGACGGGGGAAGCAGAGCGAAACGATCCTCGCTCGGAACATTCGCCTCATCCATGGCCTGAGCCGCGTCAAAGAACGCATCAAGATACTCGCCGCCAGTCGGGGTCGAAGTCGTTCCCGCACGAACCCGCTGGCCGAGGTAGCCGTCCGACAGCGAAGTACCACCGAAGCGATCCGTGGTCTTACGAGCACCAGCGATCACGGTACGGATCAGGTTCTTGTCAGCCGTGTAGGCCAGAGCCCGACC